GGTCGTGGTCGCCGCATTGGGCGATCGCATGACCCGCGACCTCACCGACTGCCCACACCTCCGAGAATTGCGCGCCCCCGTGGAGCGGCAGGAGTCGACGCAGGAGGCTCCGAGGCCACGGCGGCGGGGCGGCATGACGCTGGCCGAGCAGGCGCAGCTCCGGGCGGATCTGGACGCTGCTGCGGGGCTGATGGGCCGACGACCGGACGCGGCGATCGCGGCGATCGTGGGATGCCATTGGGGGACGGTCGGCAAGTACCGGCGGGCACGCGGGATCGCAGCCTACCGGCGGGGGGCGAAGTGAGCCCCCGGGATCGCTGTCGTGCGCTCGCTGCACCATTTCCCTACTTTGGCGGTAAGGGCCGGATTGCGGGCACGATCTGGCAGGCCCTCGGCAACCCCGGCAACTACGTGGAGCCGTTCGCGGGCTCCCTCGCCACGCTCCTCCAGCGCCCCGACGCTCCCACTACCGAGACGGTTAACGACCTCGACGGACTGTTAGTAAACGCATGGCGCGCCATCCAAGCCGACCCTGCGTCCACCGCCGCCGCTGCCGACTACCCCGTGAGCGAGCTGGACCTCCACGCCCGCCACCTCCGCATGGTGGCGCAGCGAGGGGATCTCACCGCGAAGCTGACCGCGAACCCGGACTACTTCGACGCCCGCCTCGCGGGTTGGTGGGTGTGGGGCGCGTGCTGCTGGATCGGTTCCGGTTGGTGCTCCGGGGCGGGCCCGTGGACGCTGGAGGAAGGGCGGCTCGTCAAAGGCGACCGTGGACAGGGCATCCACAAGCAGCTTCCGCACCTGGGCGACCGTGGGAGGGGCATCCACAAGCAGCTTCCGCACCTGGGCGACCGTGGGAGGGGCGTCGCGGCGTGGTTCGAGGCGCTGTCGACGCGGCTGGAGCGCGTGCGGATCGCCTGCGGGGATTGGCAGCGAGTGCTGACGCCCTCGGTGCTGGAGCGCCATGGGATCGCGGGCGTGCTGTTGGACCCGCCCTACGACCCCGACGCCGCCGGCTGCCACGATCCCTATGCTCATGGCGGCGAGGGGGGCGTGAGCGCCAAGGCGGCGCAGTGGGCCTTCGGCCACGGCGACAACCCCGCGCTGCGGATCGTCCTCTGCGGATATCAAGGCGAGCATGAGCCCCCCACGGGCTGGCGCGCCGTCCAGTGGAAGACCCGCGGCGGCTACGGCTCACAGGGCGCCGGCAGGGGCCGGGAGAACGCCTGCAGCGAGCGGCTCTGGCTGTCGCCGCACTGTCTGAAGACTGACGCCGAGGCCGGGTATCAACCAAGCCTCTTCGGAGGTGCTCAATGAGCCCGCGGGATCGCTGTCGTGCGCTCGCTGCCGAGCTCCGGGCTGCGCGGGCCGCGGCGCCGCCTATCCAGGTGCGTCCGTGGCGAGAGCGCCCGGTGTGGTCGGTGCAGCTCGGCACGGCGGGTGTGGCGTGGCTGCCTGCCCTCGAGGTGTGGGTGGTGGTCAGCGACGGCGTGACCGACGGCGTGTGTGCTGATCCGCTGGCTCGGCTGCTGGCGCTGGTGGACGGGGGTGCGGGATGATTGGTCCGGTTCACCGCCTGGCGCCCGTGCTGGTGCCGACAACGCCGGACGAGGTCGACACGTACCTCGACGGCAACGCCCCGGGCGTTGCCGCGACGGTCCATCAGATCGCCTTGGAGCGAGGCGGCGATGTGGCGGCACGGCTGGAGCTGATCCTGCGCTCGCCGTATGCCGCGGACGTGTCGCCGTACTGCACTCGACGGTGCTTGGACCTGGCGCGGCACAAGCGCGCCGACGTGCGCGCTGCTTGGCGTGCGTGGATTTCCCGGGAGGTCGACCGCGCGATCGCAATGATCGGCGGCGCTCCCATCACGAGAGAGACCCCGGGCGCTGGAACGCCCGAGGCCTCGCATTCCCGACTGAAAAGGAGTCACGAATGCTGAGTCACGATTGTAGCCCTCCTACGCTGGAGCGCGCCACCTATTGCGGGCCGCTCGCCAACCCCCGGTGCTCGCGGTGGCTGGAGCGGTTCCCGTTGCACTCCCGGCTGTGGGTGCTGGTCTACCCCGAGTTGGGCGACGAGGTCGCGGAGTCGGAGCCCCTCGCGGCCCTGCGCTTCGAGGGGTGGCGGGCGCGGCTGTGGTCGACCCTCCCGGCCTCGACGCGGGTGGACTGGATCGAGCACCACCGCCAGGCGTGGGGGTTGTGATGCGGGAGCTGATGTACAGCGCCTTCGACGGCGCGCGGAACCCCGAGTGGAGCCCGGTGTGCGAGACGTGGGCGGACCTGCGCTGGCACCTTCTGAGTGCTCCGGTGATGCCCGAGGGCACCGACAAGTTGGCGCTGCCGGCCTGGTCGCCGGCGATCTTCAGCGGTGAGCGGCGGTCCAAGGCCGCGGCGATCTCGCTCGACCTGCTCGTCCTCGACTACGACGACGGGACCCCGATCGCGGACGCTGTGGCGCGCTGGCGCCGCTGGTGCGGGCTGCTGCACACCTCCTGGTCGCACACGCCCGAGGTGCCGAAGTTCAGGGTGGTGCTGCCCTTACGGGAGCCGATCGCGGCGCAGCATTGGGACCGGGCGTGGCGGTGGGCCTCGCGGTGGAGCGGGCAGGGCATCGACCCGAAGTGTAAGGACCCGAGCCGGATCTACTTCAGCAGCGCGATCCCCGCTGCTCGGGTGGACGACTACTATGCGACCTCCTGGGGCTACGAGCGCCCGTGGTTGCGGATTCCGTGGGAGCACATGCCCGAGGCGGTGGCGCGGCCGGCGGCGCCGTATCGTCCGGCGCCGGGGGACTACTCCCGCGAGCAAGGCGACGGTGCGCGGGCGCGGCTGCTGCGCTTCCCCGACAAGCGGCTGGGGCTGGGGCGCGCGGTCGGTGGCCGGACGCGCGGTAACCGGGTGGTGGGCGTGGCCTGCCCTGGGTGTGCGCGGCGGTCGGTGTGGTGGCTGATTGAGCCTGAGCGGAAGTTCTCCGCGGAGTGCAACCACAAGAACTCCTGCGGCTGGACCGGCCCGTTGGTGGAGGTCGCTCATGTCTCGTAGGGGTGATGAGATCCTCGCGGCGGTCACGGGTGTAACGATCACCGACCGGGCCGACCCGGGCGTACTCGCGGTGCTGGAGCGCCGCATCCTGCGGAACGGCGAGCTCGGCGGGGTGAAGCCAACGAAGGAGAACGCGATCCTGGTGCTGGAGCGCGACCCGCACTGGGACGGTCGCATCTGGGCGAACGAACTCGACGGGATGATCTACCTCGACAACGAGCCGATCCGCGACGAGCAGGAGACGAGCATCTACCGCTGGATCTTCCGGTGCTATGAGTTCCACGTCGGCGACACGGACTTGAGCAAGGCGATCGCCCTGGTTGCCTACCAGCAGCGGCGGCACCCCGTCCGCGAGTACCTGAACGGGCTGACCTGGGACGGTACGGCGCGGCTGGACGACTGGCTGAGTCGATACTGTCGGGCGAGCGCGGCGCCGCTCATCGGGCGGATCGGCGCGTGCTGGATGATCTCGGCGGTGGCGCGGGTGATGGACCCGGGCTGCAAGGTTGACACCTGCCTGATCTTCAAGTCCAAGCAGGGTGCCACCAAGTCAACCACCTTCGAGGCCCTCGCCGTGCGTCCGGAATGGTTCAGCGACTCCGACATCGACATGACGAGCAAGGATAAGTATCAGTCGATCCAGGGCGTGTGGATCTACGAGCTCGCGGAGCTCTCGAGCATTCGCAAGGCGGACAACAACTCGGTGAAGTCCTTCGTGACCTCGCGGCGGGATCGGTACCGTCCGGCGTTCGGTCGCTATCAGGTCGTACAGAAGCGTCAGACCGTGTTTGTGGGCTCCACCAATGAGGAAGCCTTCCTCACCGACCCGACCGGCTCCCGGCGGTTCTGGCCGGTCACGGTCGGCGCGATCGACAAGGACGGGCTGCTCGCCGTGCGGGATCAGCTCTGGGCGGAAGCCCTGTCCCGGTACAAGGCGGGCGCTCAGTGGTGGCTGACGAAGCCCGAGGAGGAGGCCCTGTACCTGCACAACCAGCAGTATCGACAGGGCGACATCTGGGAGGAGACGATCGAAGCGTGGGCCTCGAAGCGGGCGGCGCCGTTCACGCAGGCGGAAGTGATGGAAGATGCCCTGGGGCGGGAGATGAAGAGTGCGAACGGTCGCGACGAGATCCGCACTCGCTCGGTGCTCACGGCGTTGGGGTACACCTCCAAGCAGATGCGGCTGACCGGGCAGGGCAAGGCCCGGCGGTGGTGGCGGGACACGTGGAACGGCAAGCCCTGGGAGACACCATGAGTGCCCAGGGTGTCCCGGTGTCCCAGTGTGTCCCAGTGCGACCGGCTTCCACTGGGACACCGATAATGCCCTTTGTAGGTAGCTTTTCTCTCTATTGTCCCAGTGTCCCAGTAAAATCCCGCGTATTAGGGGGAACTACACAAGCAGGGGCTGCGGGGGTTGTGTTTGCCCTGACTATAGGGAAAACCACTGGGACACCGGGACACTTTGGCGATTGCGTAGCTTGTAACGACGTTTTCAGTGTCCCAGTGCGCCCCGCTTCCACTGGGACACACTGGGACACCGGGACACTTGGAGGTGTGAAGTGATGACCATGAGCCTTGATGAGCGTATTGAGTGGACGGTGCGTGCCTACGTGGGCGATCCCATGGACACCGAGGGCCGCAACGCGGACGAGCCGCAGCCGTTCGCCGCTTGGCTGGCGCTCCGGGTGGACGAGGACACCCCGACCGGTGACTTGGCGAGGGATGCCGCCAAGGCCGACGACTTCCCGGCGGTCGGGAGCCTGCGGGACTACGTCACCTGGGTCCACACCGCGGACCTGCCCAAGGGCGCTACCGCGGCGCTGCTGAACGCGTGGTCGGCGCACCTCGGGCTGGAGGAGCCCGCATGAGCCCCCGTACCTCGGCGCTCCGGTGTGCCCTTCAGCGCGCGGGCTGCCGCGTACGGGCCAGCAAGGCGGCGCTGTACGTCGGTGAGGGTCCGTGGGTGGAGGTGATGCCGCGCGGCGAGCTGATGCAGGTGATCCCGAGCGGTGGGGCTCGGCGGTGTGTGCTGTCTGTGTCGCCTCGGGCGGTGGTGGACCAGGTGCGGGTGTGGTTGGGGGGTGAAGCGTGAGCGAGGCGTCGGATTTTCAGGAGCGGCTGCAGGTCGCCGTCAGGGCGGTGGGTGTCCGCGAGGTGTGCCGCAGGACTCGGATTCACCGACGGAGCCTTACGCGCTGGCTGAATGCGCCTATGGGGCACCTGCCGAACCTGCTGACGGTTGAGGCGCTGGCTGATGCGTGCGGCGTCCGTGCGGCATGGCTGGCTTGGGGCCGAGGGCCGAAAACTCACACGCAGGAGTACGCAAATGACGCCCGTTGAACAGAAGCAGGAAGCCGTCAGGCTGTTGGTGCAGGGCAAGTCAAACCGGGCCGCTGCGCGGGCCGTTGGCGTCTCCGAGGGCACGGTTCGCGCCTGGCTGAAGCGGCCCGAGTTTTCACAGGCGGTCGAGGAGGGGCTGGAGGCGAATGCGGCCCTCGGCGCTCGGATCTACCGGGCGCATCTGGTGCCGTTGATTCAGCGGGAGATCGCGATCGCCCTGGGTAACGAGGAGTCCACCGGGCCGCAGGCGGCGTGCCTCAACAACGCCCTGAAGCGCGCCGGCGTCATCCCCGTCGAGCGTGTGGAGATCACCGGGCGGCTTGCCAGCATGAGCGATGCCGAGTTGGAGGCGCTCATTGCGGGCGAGGTCGCCACGGTCGCCGAGGAGTGACCGTCGCCCTGCGAGAGCGGGCCGCGGCGGCGCTGGAGCTCCGGGCCCGGCGGGCTGCGGCGCCGCTCGCCTACACGTCGCTGTGGGATCGACCGGCGCCACGCACCAGCCAACGGCGGGCGCTGCTGGCGATCACTACCCCCGGGCTGCAGGTTCTGGACGTCGGCGGCGGCAACCGTACCGGAAAGAGCTTCCTCCTCGCTCAGTGGCTGGTTGCCTGCGCGGCTGGCCTCGATGCGACCATCAGCACACCCCGGGGGCCGGTCGCCTGGGTGCGGCGCTGGCTGTCTCGCAACGGGCTGCCCGAGGGCGTGCTACCCGGCGGTGAGCGTGCCCGCCCTCCCGCTACGGTGTGGGTAGCCAGCGCGACGAACAGCGCCAGCGTCGATCAGATCCGCCCGCATATCAAAGCGCTGTGCCCGGCGGGGACCGTCTACACCGGATGGGATAGCCGGAGCTCGCAGGGCGTCGCGCGGCTCCCGAACGGCGGGCAGATCGTCACGAAAACCTACAAAGAGTACGCCGCGGACCCGCAGACCTGGGAGGGCGCCGCCGTCCGGGCGATCGGCTGCGACGAGGAGCCGCCCGCCGGGGCGGTGCGCGCTGGCCTGTCGCGGCTGGTCGACCTCGAGGGCCGGCTGATGGTCGCGCTTACGGCGCTATCGGGCACATCGAGCAGCTACTACCGCGAGATCGAGGAGCCCGCGCCGAACTGGTATCGCAAGGTCCACCTCTACGGCGAGGACAACCCGCACGTCAGCCAGAAAGCCCGGCGGCGCATGGTCGCCGCCATGCCGGCATGGCAGCAGGCCGCCCGGGACAAGGGCGAGCGTGTCGACCCCGCGGGCCGGATCTGGCCGTGGAATCCAGCGGTGCATGAGATCGAGCCGTTCCCGGTGCCCCCGGAGTGGCATCGGTGGGTGGGTGTGGACTGGGGCGGCCGCGCTCCGCATGTCCTGTGGGCTGCCGAGGACCCCGCCGGGGATGGTCGACTCATCCTCTACCGCGAGCTCGCCCCACGTCGCGACGTGAACGAGCCCGCCGTCAGCGGCCCGGCCCTGGTCAGCGAGGCGCAGCAGATCGAGGCCGACGACCTCGACGCCGATCGTGCAGCGTGGCAGGCCGCACACCCCGACGCCGAGGGGCGCCCCGACGGTGTGATCTGGCGCACGGCAGACTCCGAGGCCCCCGGCGACATCCTCGAAGCGCAGCGCATGGGCTGGGCGATCACCGCAGCGAAGAAGGGGAAGGGCAGCGTGAGCGAGGGGCTCCGCGACGTCGAGGCGATGCTGGCGACCGAGCACCCGATCACCGGCGACCCCCAGGCGCCGCGCATCGTCGCCATGCGTGGCCGCTGTCCGGTGACCGTCGCGGAGATCCGCGGCCTGAAGTGGGCCGACACCCGCGCCGGCGTTGACCCTCGCCCCGATCCGGCCTGTCCGGACCATGGCCCCGATGCGCTCCGGTATCTGGTGAAGCGCCGCCGGGCGCTCGGCTTTCGCTGACTGCTCCCCTACTTTGCTCAATGATTCCGGACGCCAAGTAGCGAACCCCCCTCCCGCTGGGCGCGCTTTCGTCCCCTCCACAGCGAGCGAGGGCGCTGGTATCCCTCGATCATGGCCGATCTGCCCTCTGTCCGTCCGCCGTCCCTGATCGCTCGCCGTGATCGCGGTGTCGGCGGCTTCATGCGGGCGGTCCTCTCCGGGCTCGGTGTGCTGCGTCGCCCCGCTCCCGCTGTCGGTGTGAGCCATGGGCGCGTCGCTCGGCCCATCCACGCGGAGAAAGAGCTCAGCAGCCTCGCCACGTCGCCCACCGTCTACGGTGCAACGACCTGGCGGGCGTTTTCGCTCGCCCGCTACCCGCTGGAGGTGTGCCGCGGCCACGGCAAGGACGCCGAAGTCCTCGACCCCGAGCGCGTGCCCTGGGTCGGTGCACTGCTGCGACTCCTGAAGCGCCCCGATCCGGCCGATTGGCACCCCGAGGCCCTGTTTCCGGCACACCCGGGCGAGGGCGTGCTGGCCCAGCTCCTCGGCGACCTGAACAGCGGCAACGCCTACGTCGCGCCGACGGTCACCGGGAACACCATCACCGGGCTTCAGCGCCTGCACCCTCAGTGGATGACGCTGATTCGACGCGGTGATGAGGAGTGGTGGTGCTACAAGCCCACCGGCGCCGCCGCGACGTACTACCCCCGCCGGACGATCGCGCACCTGCGCCTTCTGTCCTGGCAATCCTCCGGGGCTTCGGAGATCGGTACGGGCCCCGGCGCCCCGCTGGCGAACCTCGTCGCCGCGGAGTCCGAAGCCCTGCGACAGACCGCCGACACCACACGCCAGGGCGGCGTTGACGTGATCGTGACCGGCAAGTCAGAAGCCGCGACAGCGTACCTGCAGGACCCGAAGCGTCGGAAGGAAGTCGCCCAACAGGTGACTCAGGCCCTCGCAGGCGGCGCCGACGGCTCCCGCCGGGCGATGGTCGTGAGCGGGGACCTGGAGATCAAAGACGCCGGGCTCACACCGGCCGACCTCCGCGCCCCCGAGGTGCTGGAGGCCGCTCGGGCTGCCGAGCTGGTCGCCCTGGGCGTCACCCCCATCAGCGTCGGCTCGGAGTCCGGCACCTACGCCACCGCGGTGCAGCAGCATCGGGTGCAGTACAACAACGACCTTGCCCTCGTTGGCATCGTCGAGGCGTACCTCCTGCGCCCGCTCGCGCAGCACTTCGCCAGCCAGGCCGGCGGGCGATGGGCAGCACGCGCCGACGCGGTGACTTGCCGCCTGAGCCTCGACACCCATCCCGGCGCCGCCTACCTCCGCGACCAGGCCCTCACGTACGCGCAGGGCCTGCACGGGCTCGGCTGGAGCCCGGAGCAAGCCGTCGCTGCCGCCGGCCTTGACCTTCCCGCCCCCGACGGCGAGGCCACCACAGCGCCTGTGAGCACGCCCGGCGCCAACGCCCCGCGCAACCCCCTCGGTGACACCGAAAGCGGCGCCGGGGAGCCCGCCACGCCGGCCGAGGAGCCCCGCACGGTGCTCTCGCTCCTTCAGGGCGGGCGCGCTTTCGTCACCTCCACAGATCCCGACGGATCACGTAGGTCAGAATCATGAGTCAGTCGTCTCTTCTCACCGCCCGCCTCCTGCAAGGGCGCCCCATGGCGCTGCAAGGGCGCCTGCTGACCGGGGAGCGCCGCGACGGCGGCGCCGTCCTGCTCGACCCGACGACCGGCGACGAGCTCCGCGATGACGCCCTTCCGGCGTTCATCCTCTCCACCGAGGGCGAGGCGACCGACGGCAACATCCTGCGCCAGCATTGGAACCTCGAGCGCGCCGCCGCCGCTGGTGTCCCGGTGCTGTGGGGACACGATCCGGATCGGCTGCTGGGTCAGTGGCGCGGACTGGAGGTCATGGATCTCGACGACGGCCGCGCCCTGGTCGGTCGCGCTGACCTCGACCTGAAGCTGCCCGAGGCCGAGACGCGGCGCCGGCAGATCCGCGAGGGCTACCTGTCCGCTGTCTCCGTTCGCTGGACCCCGGGCGACCTGATCCGCCGCGGTGACCTCGACCCGTCCGACCCCGCCTACCGCGAGGCCGAGGACGACTGGTGTGAGATGCCCGCCGAGGGCTACGTCATGGGCTCCGAGCGCAGCCCGAACACCCTGATCGAGTGCTCCCTGGTGACCACCCCCGCCGACCCGCGGGCCGTCGTCACCGCCCGCGCCCAGCAGCGCAGCGCCCAGGCGATCGACGCCGCCCTCCGTGGTGGTCCGGTCGACCTCGATCGCATCCTTCCCGCCCTCGGCGCCGACGCCCGGGTTCGGGGCTACTTCGCCCGGCTGGTGCGCGCCGAGCTCCTCGCAGCGACCGCCGACCCCTCCCCCGCCGTCGAGGCGGACACCCCCGACGACGAGGGCCCCGCGCTCGTCTCCTCTCTCTTCAACCGGAGCGCCTGAACCATG